GGTCATTAAAGGTCAGATTGAAGCGCTGAGAGGGCTTCAGTCTCAGACGGAGCGCGGTTCTACTGCTTGGGCTGAGCTTGCTGGCGATATTGAAAGGTTTCGTCAGGCTTCTCGCCGCACTGACGGTGAAATTCAAGTATTAAGGCAGAGCATCTTATCTGTTGCGGCAGGCGCAAATCAGTCGCAGCAATCGCTGCGCTCTTATATTGCTGACCTTGGTCGACTTCGAAATGAAGCAACAATTACAGGATCTGTCTTTAGCGCTCTTGGCGGTGATATTGCTGAACTTACGGCAAGACTGCAGCAAGCGGAGGCTCAAACCACTCAAACGGGTCGGGCATTTAGGAGTGTACTTGGCCAAGCGCTTGCTTCGACTGCCGCCGGAGCACGCATACAACTTGCTGCGTTGAAGGATGAAATAAATCTACAACGTGAATCGATGGAAAGTATTGATTCACTTGCTGCTAAAGAGCGAAATCTTAAGAAAAATAAAGAAGAACGTGCGGCAGTAGAAGAAAAATTGAATCGTGCCCTTAGAAAACAAAGCCAGCTTACTTTTCAGGAGTCAGCTCGTGCTGGTCGCGAAACTGTGCGATCTGCTGCCGCCGCTTTTGCTGATCCAGAGTTTTTGCGAAATATAACACCCGAGGCGCTTGACAAGCGATTAGGTGAACTCCCGAACACTACTGCTGGCCTTAATCAGGGGTTATCAGAGCTTTCGCAGCGCCTGGCAAATACAACGCGCAATACCACTGATTATTTGGTTGTTGCCATGCAAATGGCCGGTATGCAGCGGGAGCTGACTGCGGTCACGCAAGGATATGCTCAAGCCTTGCTCATGGGCATTCGCACTGGCACCGTTGCGCCCAGTGCGCGGAATTTACAAGAAGTTATAACAGCCTTGCGAGCTGAGATGTCTCAGCTTGATGTAACGACATCTGAAGGTGCTCGCGCATATGCAGAAAACGCAAGCCAAGCTCGTGCTTTAGAGCAGCAGCTTAAGGGTCTTGCAAATGCTTATAGGCATGTTGGCGATATGGCGGCGCAGGCTGCCACCGCCGAAACAAGCGCAGCCACGGCTCGGATTACTGCGAATTACCTAAATCGTGGTTTGGTTCGCCAGCAAGAGCAGGCGATGGCAGAGCTAAATCAGCGCGTTAGGGCTGGTGTTGCAGCAACTCCGCTTGCATTGCCTGCTGCTGGTGAAACCACAGCAGCAGGAACCGGCCAGGCAATTAGCGGCGGAGCACGTCGTCTCACTGGAGCCATTGAGACAACATTTGATATATCCGGTCGCAGGATGGCCAGGACCATCGGGGAGCGCTCTGGCTATTACAATCCGCCAACTGCCGCAACTGGTGCTGCTGCTGCAGTAGGTCAATCAGCGGAGGCTATCAATCGCGCTAATAAATCGTACAGCAATTTATTGGTCAACTTGCGTGAAGTGTTACTTTCGTCTGATAAGAGTATTTCTTCTCTTGAGCGGCAGCGTTCAGCTTGGATGGCCTTGCGCCAAGCTGTTGATCCCGCTTCTAAGCAGTTTGCAAATTCAACCAAGAAAATTGAAGCACTTGATGTAAAACTGGAAAAATTACAAACGACGCGCCGTCGCTTAACCACAGGCCAGGCGGTTCAGTCCGCTGGCGCAATTATCTCTGGTGGTATTTTTGGCGGTCCTGAAGGCTTTGTCGGCGGCCTTGGTGGGTTTGCTGCTGGTCTTGCAATTCCGGGGCTTGGCCCTGTTGGTGGTGCATTTGCGGGTGCTGCTGCTGGTGCACAGCTTGGTGGCTTGAGGCAAGCAGCCGGTGCGGCTGCTGAATATGCAGCCGAAATCCGCAGATTGCGGCTTGCCCTGCAAGGCGTTGTTTACAGCTTTGAAGATTACAGGTCAGCTCTTGGAGCAATTGAATCGGCTTCACAGCAATTTAACATTCCAATTCTGCAAAGCACGCAGCAATTTACCAAGCTGGCGGCTGCCGTCGTTGGATCTGGCGGCACAATTAAAGACGCTGAAAACACTTTTAAGGGGCTTAGCGCTTCCGTCCTTGCGACTGGTGGCAGCATTCAAGATGTCAATGGAGCGCTTGTCGCTGCCGCTCAGGTCTTCAGTAAGGGCAAAGTAAGCGCAGAAGAGCTGCGGGGCCAAATTGGCGAGCGATTGGCGGGTGCTTTTGCTTTGTTCGCCGAATCAAGCGGCAAGAGCACAAAAGAATTAGACGCAGATCTTCAGGCTGGTGAAGTCACGTTGGCACAGTTTGTTCAATTTGTTGAATTCTCTCTCAAAAAATACGGGCGTACTGCGCAAATTATTGCTGACTCACCCGAACAAGCCGGTGCGCGCTTGGATCTTGCGCTCAAAAATCTTCAGAAAAACATCGGCAATGCGCTTGGCCCTAGCGGCGCTGCCTTCCAGGATTTTGCCGCTCGCTCAATCCGTGGTATTGATCGCGTAATTAACAAGCTGATCGAGCTAAGAGCCATTCAACCCGGCGCTGGCTTCTATCAGGAGCAAGTGCTTGGAAAGCGAATGTCGATTGAAGAGCTCGAGACTGCACTGCTTGAAGCTGGCAGTCGCGAGACGGCGTTGCGGAAAAGTGTTGTTCCGGGGCTTGGCTTTATGGCTGATTTGCTCCCGGAAATAGCGGAAGCCACCAAAAAGGTAAAAATCCTTGAAGAAGCGCTTGTCAAACTTCGCTTAGATGAAAAAGAAACTAATAAGGAAAGAAAACAGCGCCAAGACGATGAAGCGAAGGCCGAAAAAGAAAAACTTGGCCAGCAGTACCTGCAAGCAGTAGAACAGCGGGAAGAATCGCTGTTTGACGCCCGCCGCCAACGCGAAGAACAAATTGCAAAAATCAGAAAAGATGCAGTTGAGCAAGCAGCGCAGATTGAGCGGCAGCTTGGCGATGAGCGGCGTCAAATTGAACGGGATATTGAACGCACTCGTCGTGAAATGGAGTTCGGCGCTGGCGAGATAGATCGCTTGCGTCGGCTTGCTGCTGGCGAAGACCCTGAGGTTATTGAGGCTGAACGTAAGGCTGCAGAAATCAGTCAACGCGCTACTGAGGATCGCATCAAGATTCAGGAAGACCTGCTTGACAAAGAGCTTCAGCAGCAACGCACAATCGCAGACTTCCAGAAAAACACCGCAAAACAAATTGCAGAAGCAAATGAAGGCTACGCAAAACGAGTTGGCGAAATTCAACGTGATTTTGCAAAAGCTTCAGCAAAGATCATTGAAGAAGGAAGTGGCGTTGCAGCCAAGCGCATCACGCTTGCGGCTCAGATTGTTTCGCAGGTGTTGCAGCGAACCAGCCTGAATCAGCAGCGCACTCAATTTGGATTGCAGCCAATTGGAGAGCCTTCCGGCTTTATGGGCGGCCGACCAGTTTATAGCGGTCTTGGCTCCAATGAGGTTCCAGAGCAAATTCAAAGAATTGACGCAAATCTTGAACAGCTCTTGCGCAAGCTTTCCCAGCAGACACAAGGAAGGCAAAGTTCACTGCCTGCGCGCAGCGGTATTGGTGAGCAATTCCTCAGCCTGCTGGGTGCTGAGCGCGGTTACGAGGATGTTGCGGGCTTAATGCCTCTGCCTATTCAGCGCATGCAGCAGCAGGCTGCTCGCCCGCTGCGGATGATTTGGCAGCAGATCCAAGGGGCGATGGAGGGCGTTTACAGGGCCACGGAAAAAGAAATTAAAAAGACATTTAAGCCTGATCCGGCCAGGAATCAGCAAGTGCTTCGGCGAATCCAGAGGACTCAAGAAGCAATTCTCAACTGGAATCCTCTTGAGGCTCAATGGAAAGAAACTGAAAATCAAATGCGTGAGCAAAAACGAAGCAGAGCTATTCCTACCCCAGCTTCTGCCGTCGCAAGCATCGTCAAAACGCTTTTAGATCCAATTGTGGATCGCGTCAATGAAGCAGAGAAACAGTCCGCAAGACTGACGCCTCAGCTTGGATCTCCGGAATATGCACGAATTTTCAGCGCCAATCTTGGGTCCTCGCGTGACCTGAGCTTCATGCTCAGTGACAACGAAAAAGCTATAATCAAGAAAACAATTTTAGATGTATTCAAGGCCACTAGGGCCGAAGCATTCAGTCTGCCTCGGCAATTCACTTCCGCAGAGCAAAAAATTAACGCATTAAACGAATTAAGCAGATACGAAAGCAAAATTGAAGAGTCTGCGGTGAATGCGGCTAATTCGCTGCGATCGGTCGTTAGAAATTTCCCAGGCTTTTACGAAGAAGTTATTCAGGAAGCCAGGAGTGCCGGCGAAGCTTTTGCAGAAGGTGCATTGAGAAATCTTGGCCGCTTCAGGACTGCGCCTGCAGAAACAGAGCAGTGGCTGCAAGAGCAAAGAGATAAGCGCTCAAAACAGTTTTCCGATATTTTTGATCAGCCAATAATCACCCCTGGCGTCGAAAGCCAATTCGAAGGTGCAATGCTTCCGGGTCGCGGATTCAATATCTCTCGCCTTACTAGGAATTATGGAAGCATTGCAAGCGCATCCCCCGGTCCGCTTGGTTTGATCGCTCAGGCAATTCAAGGCGCAGCGCCAACATCTCAAATGAGGCAGCAAGCCGCTGAGCAGCAAACTCAGCAGGTCAATCAAAATCAACTAGAAAGGCAATTTACGGTCCTGTCTGAAATCACTCAAACAAGTCGCGAGACTGAAAGAACACTAAAAAATCAAAGCCGCGAAATTGAATTACAGGTTAAATACCTAAGCGAAGGCCACGAACCGGCAATAGCCAGAGAGCTGACGACTCTGCAACAGTCTTACGAGACTCAGAAGCGTCAACTGCAGGTGCAGGCGCAAGCGCTTATTAACCAAGGCGAAAACTTTGATGCAGTATCAGCGCAGTATGATCTTGAGCTGAAAACTCTAGAAACTCTTAATCAGCAAAATCAAGAGCTTGCAATTCAAAACGAAAGGCGCAATAAAGCAATTCAAGATGCTCAGCAGCTTAGGGATGCGGTCGTGAATCCATTGCAGCAAGGGCTTACTCAGTCTTTCGATCTCTTAATCAGTGGCACGGAGAACTGGGGCAACAGCCTGCGGCAAATTGCCGCGACTGTATTGCAAGATATTGCACGCCAATTGATTCAAATTTACGTGATCAATCAAGCGATATCGGCCATTCGCAAGCTCTTCCCCGTGCCTGGTGGAACCATTCCGGTCGCTGCTGTCGCCGCCAACGGCATGGCTTTTGCCAAGAACGGCATCCAACCCTTCGCCATGGGCGGCATCGTCAACAAGCCGACGCTGTTCAAGTACGCAGATGGCGGCGCTGGGCGCTTTGGTTTGATGGGCGAAGCTGGCCCAGAAGCGATCATTCCGCTGAAGCGTGGCCGGGATGGCAAACTAGGTGTTGCAGGTGGTGGGTCTGTTGCGGTGACCGTAAATGTTGACGCGCAGGGCACCAAAGTTCAAGGCGATAACGGACAGGGACAGCAGCTTGGTCGCGCTGTTGCTGCTGCGGTTCAGGCTGAGCTGATCAAGCAGAAGCGTCCTGGAGGCTTGCTTGCCTGATGGCTACTTTCACCTATACGCCAGATCGACCGGCAACTGAAAGCTGTCAGCCTCGCGCGAATCAAGTGCGGCTTGGAACGTATGAGCAGCGGATCACGTTTGGCATCAATCCGTTTCGTGACACCTGGAGCCTTACGTTTACAAATCGCAGCACTTCTGATATTGCGGGAATTGTTGCTTTTTTGAAGGCGCGTGATGGGCTGGAGACTTTTGAGTGGACTACGCCTTTTAGCGAGACTGCGCAATTCATTTGCACTGAATGGAACGCTCGACTTGAATCGTGTGATTACAGAACGGTTGAAGCTGAGTTTGAATTGCGCTATGAGCCTGGCGCTACAAATATCGCAACACCTGCTGGGACGCCGTTGGCGTTTACGTGGATTCCAGATTTCACGGCTGATCAAAGCTATGCGACCAATGCGCGCACGTTTGAATTTGGGGACGGATACACAAAGCGCGTAAAATTTGGCATCAATGCGCAAAGCGAGCAGTGGAGCCTGCAGTTTCGCAATCGCACCAATGCAGAGAGAGATGAGATCAGGACCTTTCTGAGGCAGATGCGTGGCAAGGCGTCGTTTCAGTGGACTGATCCATTGACTAGCGTTACCGGCAGCTACGTTTGCGGGGAATGGAGCACCCAGTATAATAATCACAATAATAACGATATTCAGGCTTCATTCAGGCGCGTATTTGAATTATGACCGTCCCTGTCTCCGCTCTTCAAGAGGTAGCGCCTGGAGCAATTATTGAGCTTTTTCAGCTTGAACTGAACGCTGATCAACACGGCGTAAACGAAACCTACTACTTTCATGCGGGCGTTGGTTTTGATATTGCAAGCGTCCTTTTAGCCGAGAACAACGACAACCTTATCTACGAGGACGGCGGCCAGATTTTCCTAGAAAACGCCCGCCATTCCGACATTGTGTGGAACGGCCAAGGCTACCTTCGCTTCCCCATTGAAGCAGAAGGTTTTGAATGGACTGGTACAGGCCAACTGCCCAGGCCAACGCTTCGCGTGAGCAATTTACTGGGCACTATCACTGGCCTCATCCTTAGCTTGCCTCGTGGTATTGAAGGCGCAAAAGTGACGCGGCTGCGCACGCTGCTTCGCTATCTAGATGACATCAACTTCCCTGGAGGCACTAGCCCCTACAGCCCCGACCCGACGGCTGAATTTCCTAGAGAAATCTATTACATCGACAGAAAAGCAAAGGAAACGCGAGACATCATTGAGTTTGAACTTGCTGCTGTCTTCGATCTTGTCAACGTAAGGGCTCCTAAGCGCCAATGTAGCAATTTCTGCCCATGGGAATATCGCAGTGCTGAATGCAACTATACAGGCGATGCTTATTTCAATGAAAACGACGAAAGCGTGGCGACGCTTGCGGAAGATAAATGCGGCAAGCGGCTCAGTAGTTGCGCCTTGCGCTTTGCGCAGCTTGTCAAAACGGGCACGGTTACGGTGGGAAGCAATCTGCTCACAATGGATGAAGAAATTTCGACTGGTACTGGCGCTCCTGTTAAAGGATTTGGTGTGCCAGCCGGGACAACAGTGTCGAGTGTCTCTGGCAATATCGTGACGATGAGTGCAAATGCTACGGCGTCATCCTCGGCAACTCTCACTGGCACGCTGGTTAACACCACGCGAAAAAGAATAGACGTGGGCCTTGGTAATCCCTCTCCACTAAGTCAAGGCATTGCAAAGGGAATGATTATCACTGGTACTAATATTCCCCCTGGAACGACAGTAGAGGCTGTTAGCGCATTATCTGTCACTCTTTCCCAGCCAGTGCCATGGAATTTAGTTAAAACAGCAGTCACAAGTCGTTCAGCAGTTCTTACGAATGATGACGAAGCATATCGACGAGCGAAAAGCGGAGCGCCGCTAACTGGCTTTATTTTGAGCATTGAAAATAACACCACGGGCATTGCAAAGGGCCAGTTTGTGATCGGCCCCGGATTGCCTGCTTCTGCCAATGCTAAAGTCGTCAATCTTTATAGCAATGGCAACTACTGGAGAGACGGAACTTTTAGCAATGTTGCATGGATTGAATTGTCTTATTCAGGCGAGCTAAAAAACTCTAGTGGCACTTATACTTTCTATACTGTCAACGCTCAACCTTCACGCACTTATACTTTTACCGCGCCAGGCCGAAGCTACACTTTCCGCGAGGAAGGCATTTTGAACTTTGGCGGCTTCCCCGGTATTGGTAGTTATTACGCATGAAACTAACAAAGTGGCAAGAGCGTGCTATTGAGCACTTCCAGCAAGAAGCTCCCAAGGAAGCCTGTGGATTGCTTGTTGTGGTCAAAGGCCGTAAGCAATACTGGCCGTGCCGCAATCTTGCTGAGAAACCAGCAGATCAATTTATTCTCCATCCATCGGACTATGCCGCTGCCGAAGACGCAGGCGAAGTGCTTGCCGTGGTGCATAGCCATCCGCAATCGCCTGCCGTTCCCAGCGAACTGGATCGCATCGGCATCGAACGCACCGAATTGCCGTGGCACATCTATAGCTTGCTCACCAACGAGTGGTCCGGCGAGCTGCTGCCTTCTGGCTACGTGCCGCCGTTAATTGGACGCCAATGGTC